GAGCTATATGGAAAACTCAAAGGCATCGGAGTTCTGACAGAATTAGATACGGACGCTCTGGCTACATATTGTTTCTGGTATTCAAAGTTCAGGGTGTTGGTTAAAGATAAAAAAGATGACGTTAATGCATTGGCAAAAGCGACAAGTGAAATGTCAAAGGCCGGGGCTAATTTCGGCTTGAATCCTATCGCAAGAATTAGTTTGAGAGTTATCAACAAAGAAAAAGATGATCGCAACGGCAAACTTAAATATTTCTCAAAAGCACAAAAAGTATCTTAGCCAGATTCCAGATTACGATCCGATCGCTACGGCTGAAGATTGCTGGTTTGACAATGAAGCTGCGGATAATGCCCTTGGTTTCTTTAAAGATCATCTTGTGTTTATCGAGGGTGCAACTGCTAATCAGCCATTTGCTTTAGAGCCTTGGCAAAAAGCAATTGTTGCAAATCTTTTCGGATGGAAGAGGCCGGACGGCACCCGGCGTTACAGAACCGCACTTGTTTATGTACCGAGAAAAAATGGCAAGACTCCCCTACTTGCAGGCATTGTTGATTATATGGGCTTTTGTGATTATGAACCGGGGGCACAACTTTACTCTGCCGCTAACGAGAAAGAACAGGCCGCTTTAATTTACCGACACGCCGCGGGGATGATTCTACGCAATAAGGAATTACAGAGCCGATCAAAGCAATACAGGTCGTTAAAGAGTATTGAGTTTTATGATGGCACTACATTTTTTAGATCACTGTCAAGCGATGACAAAAATAAACATGGTTACAACAGCCAGCTTGTTGTTGTAGATGAGCTTCACGCCATGCAAAAGAGGGACTTGGTCGATGTTTTAACTACCTCAACAGCATCAAGACGGCAACCATTGTTCATTTACATCACAACAGCGGACTATGTTCGGGAGTCTATTTGCAATGAGACATACGATTATGCCTGTCAAGTTCGTGATGGTATTATAAATGACAAGGAATTTCTGCCAGTGGTTTATGAAGCGGGACCGGATGATGACTGGCGAGAAGAAAAAACATGGAGAAAAGCAAATCCAAATTTTGGCGTAAGTGTCCGGGCCGATTACATATCTGCAATGTGTAAGAAAGCTCAAGTATCACCCCGGTTAGAAAATACATTTAAGCGACTCCATTTGAATGTCAGAACCGAGCAGGATGTTCGCTGGGTTAGTATCGACCAATGGAACTCATGTGATAGAACGGTATTGCCCGGCGATATGACAGGCCGGAGATGCTACATCGGGGCAGACCTTGCCAATAATAAAGACACAAGTTCCCTTTGCTTATTGTTTCCGCTGGAGGATGACTACTGGTTTTTCATGCCAAAGGTTTACATACCTGAAGACACTGCACGGGAAAAGGAATCTGAAGATAAAGTACCTTACAGTCAGTGGGCTAAAGAGGGATTCGTTACGTTAACGCCGGGGAACGTGATTGACTTTAATTATATCCGAAAAGACTTGGAGTCTGCTTTTGAGATGTACGATGTTCGTGGTGTGGCGTTTGACAAATGGCAGTTTGAATATCTCAGGCAGACGCTTATCGGGGATGGCATTGATGAAGACAAGCTGATTTCATTCGGTCAGGGGTTTGTTTCAATGTCGGCTCCGATGAAAAAATTTGAATCACTTATCTTATCTGGCAAGGTCATTCACAACGATAATCCAATATTGAAATGGATGGTGTCAAACGTGGCTGTTGAGATAGACGCTGCCGAGAATATAAAGCCCAGCAAGAAAAAATCAATAGGCCGTATAGATGGTGTTGTTACAAGCATTATGTCTCTTGGGATTGCGATACTCAATTCAGGAACACAAGAATCACTGTATGAAACTGAAGGCATAAGGACTGTGGGATGAACATAGCAAATGTATTACTAAGGCCATTTGGTCTGAAAATATCAAACGCAACTCTGCGAGACAAAGACAGTTGGTTCACAAACTGGCTGACTGGCGGTATGACTACCGATGCGGGGGTATCTATAAATAACAACACTGCCATGCAGATCAGTACAGTATTTGCCTGTATTAGAATTATATCTGAAGACGTTGGCAAGATACCATTGCAGGTATTTCGTAAAGAAAAAAACGGCAGGCAGCGAGACGATTCTCACCCTCTAAATAATATATTTAACAACAACCCAAATCCCGAAATGACAGCTATGTCATTTAGACAAACATTGATGGGGCACGTGCTGGCTTATGGTAACGGGTACGCTGAGATCGTCAGAGATGCTACTGGTCAAGTGGCGGCATTGTGGCCCTTACTGCCTGACAGGGTAACTCCGAAGCGAGATAGTAACGGCCTTTTGTATTACGAATATAAAAATGTTGATGGAACGACTACCAGCTTATCGCAAAGCAAAATATTTCCCATTCCCGGTTTCAGCTTTGACGGAATACAGGGTTACAATGTAATTCATTACGCCCGGCAATCTTTAGGACTCGCCAGAGCAGCCGAGCGATTCGGGGCTAAATTCTTTGGCAATGGTGCGAAGTCAACAGGCGTGATTGAAGTACCCGGACGGCTCACCGAGAAAGCTTTCAAAAATCTAAAGACTTCAGTTGAGCAGCAAATATCAGGTGATAATATCCACAGAATGCTTTTACTCGAAGAGGGTGCAGCTTTCAAGCCTGTCAGCTTATCGCCTGAAGATAGTCAATTCTTAGAGACACGACAATTCAGTATCCCTGAAGTGTGCCGATGGTTCAGGATGCCGCCGCATAAGGTAGCTGATCTAAGTAGAGCGACTTTTTCAAATATTGAACACCAATCTTTAGAGTATGTTTCAGATACTTTAATGTCTTGGTTCGTTAGATGGGAACAGGCAATATCAAGATCGTTACTTACTCCACAGGAAAGGCAGGCCGGGCTATACCTCAAACATAACGCAAACGCTTTGTTGAGGGGTGATATTCAGGCAAGATATAATGCTTACGGCAGAGGCATTAACGATGGTTGGTTGCTGAGGAATGAAGCAAGAGAGCTTGAGGAACTTAATCCGCTTGATGGACTTGATGAGCCGCTTGTACCTTTAAATATGGGCGGGGCAAGTCAAGTACCTGCTGACAATATAGTTGATGATATATCCAAGAGAATTGCGAATGCAGAGATTCGGGGACTGTCAAGGCGTGCTGATAAAGCCAAAGAAGACAGAGAGAAATTTAATGAATGGGTAGATGAGTTTTATATTAAACATGAAACATACGTCAGAAAATGCCTTGAGCCTATATGTCAAGATGATCACTTAGCACACGAAATATGCGAGAATGGATCTGATTCAATCAAGAACTGCGATACTCCTGTAACTTTCCTTTTGGACTGGGACAGAAAAAGCCAAATAAAAGAAATGATAAAAGAGGTTTACAATGCCATACCCACAAATAATCAACTTACTAAATAGTACAGCGTGGGCGATTCTGCCTGAGAAAATGAAAGTCATTATGGATTTTCTCAGTATCCGGCTGGCAAATCAAACTACCGTCCCGATAAAGGCGGCATCGCCGAGACAATATTCATCTCCAAATAAGAAAGTAGTTGTTATGGGGATGGTTGGGACTATCAGCCAACGTGTGGATATGATGACTGAATACAGCGGGGGTGTTTCAACTGATTCTTTCGGAAAAGTCTTTGACGATGCGGTCAGCGATCCCGCTGTCAAAAGTATCATTATTGATGTTGATTCACCGGGCGGCAGTGTTTATGGGCTGGAGGGACTAACCACTAAGATCAGAAATGCCCGATCGCAAAAAAGGATTATTGCTGTTGCAAATTCCCTGATGGCATCGGCGGCATACTACATCGGTTCAGCAGCGACAAAGATCATAGCTACGCCGGGGGCACAGGTTGGAAGTATTGGCACAATTGCCGTACATGTTGACCAGAGCAAGGCTATGGAAGACGCTGGACTCAAATACACATTTATCACGGCTGGAAAATATAAAGCACTTGGCAATGATTCAGAACCTTTAAGTGAAGATGCTTTGGAATATTATCAGGGCATGGTCGAACAATATTATGACATGTTTATTTCTGCTGTGTCAAGTGGCCGAGGTATTTCAAAACAAAAAGTAAAAGAAGATTACGGCTCAGGAAAATTACTGAGTGCTAAAGACGCTTTAAAGGTTGGCATGATAGATCAGATCCGAACATTCGAGGAAGTTGTAAACGCCGAATATCGGCGATACCAGAGATAAAACGTATGCGGTAGCAGCGTTAATCTAATAAATAAAATCGTAAACTGAAATTAAGGATTAAGAAATGAAATATAAAGAGTTGTTAGAAAAACTAAAGACCACTGCTGCAAGGGTTCGGGAGATTGACGAGATCGAAGAGATGACAGATGAACTCAAAGAAGAGCAGGACAATCTTATCATCGAGCAGACAAGTCTGAAAGAGAAAATCCAGAGAGAAAAAGAGCTTGTTGAAACCGATGGTTTTATTGCTGAAGCCGAAGCCAACATTCCTGTTGAGCTGAGAGTTGCTCCTGTTGCTCCTGTTGCATCCGCATCGCCTGTTGTCATGGATGCCCTCCCTGCAACTGTCAAAAGATGGGGACCATTGAATTGTTTTAAAGGCGAAAACGCCGATTTAAGTGCATACCGATTCGGCCAGTACTTCAGGGCAATGGCTGGCAACAAACATGCTATTGAGTATTGCAGCCAAAATGGGATTGTAATGGCCGTTCACCAGGAAGGCGATAATACTACTGGCGGTTATCTTGTGCCGACCGAGTTCGACAATTCAATTATCGAGCTTGTAACTCAGTATGGTGTTTTCAGACCCAACGCGAAAAACATTCCGATGACTTCAGACTCGAAAACTCAGCCGAGAAAAACAGGTGGGCTGGATGCGTATTTTGTTGGTGAAGGTAGCTCTGGAACAGAGAGTACATCCTCTTGGGATCAGGTTCAGTATGTAGCCAAAAAACTCATGGTGCTTACAAAAGTATCAAACGAGCTGAGTGAAGATGCGATTATCTCTATTGCCGATAGTATTGCAACTGACATTGCAAGAGCATTTGCATATAAAGAGGATTTGTGCGGATTTACCGGCACGGGCATTTCTACTCATGGCGGTATTGTTGGTGTCTCGCCTGCACTTAAGACGCTTAACGGCGTAGATGATGGTGGTGGTGTTATTCTTGCCGCTGGTGATTTGTTCAGCGAGTTCACACTTGCAAACCACACATTTACAATTGCCAGAGTTCCGGCTTATGCAAGAGCTGGGTCAAAGTGGTATTGTTCGCCGATGTATTATGATGGCACTATGTCAGCGTTGGCAAACGCCGCAGGCGGAAATACATCACAAAATATTGTTGATGGTGTGCCCCAAAACAAGTTCCTCGGTTACCCTGTTGTATTAACAGAGGTAATGCCGACTGCTGATGCAGCCAGTCAGATCGCTTGTTTGTTTGGCAATCTTGAGCAGGCCGCTGGATTTGGCGATAGACGACAGATGACGCTTGCCGTAAGTGATTCTGCTTACGTAGGCGGAGCCAGCGTATTTACAACCGATGAGCTTGCAGTTCGTGGGACTGAACGGCTTGACATTAACGTTCACGACATTGGCACTGCGGCTGCGGCTGGCCCGATTGTTGGTCTTATGTCTGCTGCATCTTAATTGTAAACAGTAACTTTAAAGTAAGGATATAATAATGATTAACGGAAATGAAGGACAGTTAGTA